TGGTCTCGGCTCGGTGCGCGAGACCCAGGCGACCCAGTGGGGTGAGGAGCAGATCCGCCGCGGTGGGCGTCACGGCATGCTGGAGTCCAAGGCCTACCCGCCCGACCGCTCGCGTGACCACAAGCGTCAGGTCCCGGGCCAGGAGAGCCTCTTCTGATGGGGCTCCCTCTCCAGCCGTCGCTGTTCTCCACGAAGGGGATGCGCAAGCGCGACCCGGGTGAGATGGGGCCCGATGAGTGGATGGGGCGCAGTGACGTTGCCTACCACGGGACCTTCCACCCGGACTGGGACTCCAACGACATGCTGCACCTTGGTACGAAGGCCGCGGCCCAGGACCGTTTGCACCAGGTGTCACGGGGGGTCACCTCGGTCGGCGCTGCGCGTGACTATCTCCATCCGGACTGGGCCGACACGGAGGAGTGGGGGGACTACGACCTGCCTGAGGTTCCCCATGAGCTGCACGGGCGGATGTACGCCCGCCGTGTGGACAGGGTGGCTAGTGGTGGGCCGGTGAACGACCAAGCGCTCAATCGTGGGCAGTCGGAGTGGATGGACGAGGGTGGTGAGTCGGTTCCGTCGTCGGTCCGCCAGTCGGGGCGTGGGGGCGACCGTGCGGCTGCCGAACGAGTCAAGGGCCATCTTGAGCGTGGGCTGACCGTCCCCTACGAGAACGACACCGAGGACCGTGGATCGACCTCGTATCTGGCCCCCAGGATGAACACCAGCTCGTGGGAATCCGATGTGCTCGACGCTCCACACGCTTCGCCGATGTCGAAGCAGTTTGCGCGTGACCGAGTGAACAAGGGCGCTGAGCTTCCCGTCCCGGCGAAGAGCTTCAGCGAGATCGCAGCGACCCAGCCGGTGCTGTACAACGGGTCCAACATCTTCAACGTCTACGACAAGCAGCACATCATGCGTCAGATCGACAAGCCCCAGTACACGGTGCACCCGTCGTGAGCCTCCCCCGCTACATCCTCCACCGCACGCGCAACTCGACCACCGACAAGTACATGATGCACGCCAACGTGGACCCCGGCGGCTCGGACGAATACGCCCCGGTGGCGATGATGAACGTGCAGCGCTACACGGGTGGTCGAGAGCATGTGATCCCATCGCTGATGCCGGGAGCATCGAAGGCGGCTACTGAGTACCACTACGCCGACAAGTCCCCAGCCAACGACGAGACCCTCCCAATGCTCACCCAGCGCGTGACGGGAGTGCCACACCACTCGGTGTCCGAGCTGTACACGACGGAGCGCCACCGCATGTTGGCCCCTGGCATGGTGGGTGTGGCCGAGATGACGGCCCGACGTGAGACCGGCAAGGACCTGAAGCCGTCCGACGACCTGTCGCCCTACAGCCTCCAGTTCTCGCGCCACCTCGCCAGCCGCGGGGCGCTGCACGGGGAAGACCTTCCACCGGCCCCGAGCAACGATCTCGACTTCCGTGTGATGGAGCAACAGTCAGCAGCGTGGAAGAGCCATTCTGACCTGCAGAGCGAAGTGGGGAAGGGGTCTGGCATCGTCGGGCACACTCCCACCGAGGACCTCACTGCGTCCGGAGCGTGGGATGAGGGTCGGCGTGCAATGCGCAGCGTGTTGCGTGCTGGTCGCCCGAGCCGTCAAGAGCACTTCGAGCAGGGGACCCTGTTCTGATGGGCCTGAACCCTGCCCAGTTTCACCAGCTATCGATGTTCGAGGAAGCTGGAGACCTCGTTCGACACACGAAGCTCGGTGACCAGAACGGTGGCTCGAAGAGCACGCTCATGCACCGTAAGTACCGGGACGCTCAGCGGTCTGGCTTAGCTGAGTCCGTTGCTCGTGAGGGGGTGCAAGAGCCCGTTCGTCTGGAGTGGTCCGCTGCAGAGCGGCGGAAGCCGTGGCTGATCGATGGACACCGGCGCGTCGCCAGTGCTCTTGCCCAGGGCCCACACACCCTGGTGCCCGTGACACACGAGGACTGGGACGTCTGATGGGCCGCGCCAGCGAGTTCTTCCACGGGTCGACGCACGACATCGGCAACCGTGTGGTGCCGGGCGCTGCGGTCGGCCACTCCAACTACGACTACAGCGAGGACGGCGATCTTCGCCACGGGGGCTACAACCCGAACGAGCACGTGCACGGTGTCCCCGATGAGCAGGATGCTTGGGAGTTCGCCGGGTACAAGGGCCGCCGCTCGGTATACAAGATGCTGGCCCCCAACGAGGGGAAGGAAGACCCCAACTGGGAGGGCGCTCGCGTGTGGCCCCATCCTCTTCAGGTTGTGGACAAGGTCGACATCGCTCACCCGGGCCTGTGGGGCTCGTCGCGCATCCACGGTGTGCAGGGCACGCTGCCCCCGGTGGACTGGAACAGCTACGGGTCTGAGAAGACGGCAGGCGGGGACCTGAACAACCATGCGCTCTACAAGGAGAAGACCACGGTCGCCGGTCGAGCACTGGAGCACCTCCTGCGTCCCGGCCACGTTCGCCCTAAAGCCGAGCCCCCTTTGCAGCCACAGCAGATCCCCGGACAGGGCACACTCTTCTGATGGCCCTCTCCCCCGCTCAGTTCCCCTACGACCCCGAGGCCGACGTCACGCGTCCGGACGGGGACCACTACCGGCGGTACGTGCCGCTGGCGCGCAACGAAGAGGAACGGTTGGCGATGAAGCGTGAGGACGCTGGCTTCGCCTTCGAGATGAACTACCCACCTGAGCACCGTCGGGAGGTGCACCGTGCCACTTACTAAGGGCTCCTCCAAGGAGACGATCAGCGCCAACATCCGGGCCGAACGGCGGGCCGGAAAGCCCCAGCGTCAGGCCGTGGCCATCGCACTGAGCATGGCCGACGAGGCACGCAAGTGAGTCTAAACCCGCAGCAGTTCGCCTACCGCGGGCACCATCAGCCTGCCATTGGTCCGCCGATCCACGACCTCACTCGGGCCGGTGACATCGGCGAGGGGCTCGACATCTACGAGCACCCGCAGTACTACGTGGGCGAGCCCGGGTCACGCACAGCTCGTGAGGCGGCGACGGCCGTTCGTTCGGCGCGCAGCAACCCCCAAGCGCCAGTGAGCATCTACCGTGCTGCTCCTGCAGAGTCCGGCGGCACGATCAACCCTGGTGACTGGATCACGACCTCGCGTGAGTACGCACGGGGCCACGCCATGCACCCTGATGACCCGGCGCAAGACATGCCCGTGTTCCACGCCAAGGTCCCAGCAGACCATGTGCGGTGGGCCGGGGACCAGCTCGAAGAGTTCGGCTACGGCGGGACAGAGCCCGTGCAAGGGAGGGCCGTCTAATGAGCCTCAACAAGCAGCAGTTCGGTGAGCAGCTCCCCATGTTCGACGCCCTCTACAAGGAGGGCTCGATCGGGCCGGAAGAGGTCAGCGAGCACCCGTCGATGCACGTTTCCGGCGGGCCGAAGGCCCTCGACATGGCCTACTGGATGAACAACGCCAACCCGAACGAGCACTACACCGTCCACCAGTGAGATGAACGGGTGATGCAAGCCCGCTAGCTTGCTCGCCCAGTGTCGATGAACATGAGCTTCGCCAGCCCCAGCTATCGTGCGGGCTCTTCGGACCTCACTATCGCTGTCTCTCCGCTCGGGCTGGTCGAGCTGGCCGACGAGGAGTTCGAGGTTCATGGTCCTCGCCTCAACAGGTACGCAGCCTCATGGGCCTGGTACCTCGGCCACCACTGGGCTTACCGACGTGAGGCGGGTGAGCCACAGCTCACCATGAACTACGTCCGTGCCTTTGCGGACTACATCAACTCGTTCACCTTCGCCAAGGGCGTGACGTTCCGCTCGCCCGATGCCACCGCTGCGATCATCCCGGCGGCGCTCAAGCGCGTGTGGGAGATCGACAACGAGAAGGAACGGGTCCTCTGGGAGATGGGCCAGAACGGTGGGATCACGGGCGACTGCTTCGTGAAGGTCGCCTACGAGGAGCCCTACGTCGACCCCTCCGGCATGGAGCACGTCGGCAAGGTCCGCGTCCTCCCCCTGAACAGCTCGTACTGCTTCCCCGAGTTCCACCCGCACGACCGGAACAGGCTCATCAGATTCAAGCTCAAGTACCGCTTCTGGGGGACAGCGCTTGAGGGCACCCGGCAGGTCTTCACCTACACCGAGCTGATGACCGAGACCACGATCGAGGAGTACATCAACGACGAGCTGATCGACTCGCGTGACAACCCGCTCGGTGTGATCCCCATCGTCTTCGTGCCGAACTTCTCCGTCGCTTCATCGCCCTGGGGCCTGAGCGACGTGGGCGACATCCTCGCCCTCAACCGTGAGTACAACGAGAAGATGACCGTGTGGTCCGACATCATTGACTATCACGGTGCACCGGTGACGATCGTTAAGGGTGCGAAGGTCGCCAACCTGGAGAAGGGCCCACGACGCGTGTGGGGTGGGATCCCGGTGAACGGCGACGTCTACAACCTGGAGATGGCTGCGGACCCGGTGCTGTTCGAGACCTACCTCAACCGGGTCAAGATGACCATGCACGAGCTGACGGGGGTTCCGGAGGCCGCCCTCGGTCAGATGCAGCCGATCTCCAACACGAGCGGTGTGGCGCTGAGCATCATGTACCAGCCGCTCATGATCAAGTACAACATCAAGATCGCCTCATACGGGTGGGGCCTGAAGCGGATCAACGAGCTGATCATCCGCACGCTGGCGCTCAAGGAACCGAGCATGCTCGTGTTCGACCCGCAGACCTCAGGCCAGCTCGAACTGGAGCCCGACCAGTACCCGGCGCTGAACTTCAACGACCCGATCACCTACGAGACCACTGTGCACTGGCCACCCCCGCTGCCGGTCGACATCCTCATCAAGCTCAACGAGATCCAGGTGAAGATGAGCCTGGGCCTCATGTCCAAGGAAGGCGCACTGCGCGAGCTTGGCGAGGAGTTCCCCTACGAGGTGCTGGAGGAGATCTTCCAAGAGCAGCAGCGCGACCTTGAGATGCAGGGTGCGCTGGACCTCGGTCGTGCAAACATCTCCGCTGCGATCTCGGAGTCCACCGGCATGGTTCCCATGCCCGATGGCAGCTCCGTACCTCTCGCCGCCCAGGCCGGTTCGTCCGGCGGGGGCTCAAGCTCGACGGAGGGTGGTGCTGCAGGTCCGCCTCCAGTGCCCATGCCGTCCCCAATGGCTGCCGCAGGCATCGTTGACGACGTGAAGAACCGGCTCGTCACCGCCGCCTACGGCACCAAGGCACCCCAGCGCCGGAACCCCGGTAGCGACGGTGACTAGCAGTAACCCCGGGTCAAACCAATCGGACAAAGGAACGCAACATGCCCCCTGAAGTCGAAGAGAACGAAGCCCCCCCGATCATCAGCGTGCCGGTCGTAGAGACCGACAAGCCTGCCGACACGACCCCCCCGACCACACCCGCCCCTACGGGCCCGGTGTTCTCGGTCGAGGACATCGAGAAGGCTCGCCAGGAGGAGAAGAGCAAGCTCTACCCGGCGATCGATGAGCTGAAGGGCGAACTGGCAACCCTCCGTGCCGAGCGCGAAGAGCGCGAGAAGCGGGAGGCCAAGGAGGCCGACGACGCTGCCAAGGCGGCCAAGAAGGCAGCCGACGAAGACAAGTCGGCGAAGGAGCTGCTCGCTGAGAAAGAGAGCGAGTGGCAGGCAAAGATGGACGAGATGAACAACCGCCTGGCCCAGCGCGACGCAATGCTGGAGAAGGAGCGGGAGTTCGCCGAGCTAGAGCGGTACCGCCTGCAACGGCTCGGTGACGAGGACAACGAGATCATCCCGGCCCTGCGCGAGTACGTGCAGGGTGACAGCCCCGATGAGATCGAGCGGGCGATTGCGACAGCCAAGCAGAAGTCGGCCGATATTCTCGCCTTCGCCGCCGCTGGGCAAGCACAGCGTCGACAGGAGTCGAAGGGGACCTCGGTGACGAGCCCCCCGGTGGGACCGATGGATGCTGACCAGGCTTACAAGAACTACACGCAGGAAGAGATCCAGAACATGCCCATGAGTGAGTGGGTCAAGGTTCGGGAGCAACTCATGCGTGCGGCATCCCCGCAACGCGGTCGCTAATCAAGGCAGTCACACCCCCAACGCAAGCCCCTAACAGGAGGACAGTCCGTGCCGTCAGCAATCACCGGTACTGGAAGCCTGGCGGCGAACCCCACCGGATACACCGGCGGAGCCAACAGCCAGCTCACCCAGGCCATCCAGACCATCTGGTCCAAGGAGATCTTGTTCCAGTCGATGCCGATCCTGCGCTTCGAGCAGTTCGCCGTGAAGAAGACCGAGCTTGGCATCATGCCGGGCCTCACGGTCAACTTCATGCGGTACAACAACCTCGGTGCTGCCTCGCAGCTCACTGAGGGCATCCGCATGTCCACGGCGGCGCTGACCGCTTCGCAGTTCCCCATCACGGTGGCAGAGCAGGGCTTCGCCGTCGCCGTGTCCGAGCTGCTGCTGAACGCTTCGTTCGATGACATCATGGCGTCGGCGTCCCGTCTGCTCGGCCGCAACATGGCCGTGACACCCTCCTGACCGCCAGCTCGGTCCTGTGGGGCTACAACGTGACGGTCAGCCCCACGATCACCAACATCTCGCCGTACGACCCCGGCACCGCCGCCACGTCGGACAACGGCATGACGGGTGGCTACAACTTCCGCCCGGCGCTCGTGAAGGACGCCGTGCAGACGTTGGCGGGCAAGGACGTGCCTCGCCTCGGCGAGACCTACGTCGCTTTCATCCACCCGAAGCAGAGCCGTGAGATGCGGGACTCGCCCGAGTGGATCGAAGTGACGAAGTACGCCGCCCCGGGCAACTTCATGCTCGGCGAGGTTGGGCGATTCCACGACGTGGTCTTCATCGAGACCACGAAGGTCAAGCAGACGACCAACGCTGCCGCCACCCCGCAGACGGTGTACAACGCCGTGTGCATCGGCGACAACGCCTTCGGTCACGCCATCTCCCTCCCGGTCGAGCTTCGGGACGGCGGCGTCATCGACTTCGGTCGTGAGCACGGGCTGGCCTGGTATGCCATCTGGGGCTTCGGCATGATCACCGATCAGGCCGTCGTTCAGCTCCGCACCAACTGAGCCCATCAAGGTCTCAGCGCACCGCATCAATGGGACACATGAGGGGCGAGGCTTCGGTCTCGCCCCTCTACT